TCAGAATTAGATGCTTTTGTCATGTCCATAACATTTTGATCAGAATTATGGGCCATAGAATTGTAATCTACTGATGTGTCATCATCTGTCGAATAACTATTATCATCTGTTGGGACATATTCATCGTCCTCAGTTGAATCATCATCATTTTCAGTTGAATCATCATCATCCTCAGTTGAGTAATCGTCATCTTCATTTGAATCATCGTCTTCATCTTTTGAATCAATATCCTTAGATGGTTTATCATCGAAGTCATCATCAGATTCATCATCTGTTACATCTTTTTCTTCTTCTTTGGTTTTTTTACCTTTAGGTTCAGATTGTTTTTTACCAACCTTTTCCTCTTTTTCTTCTTTTTTACTTTCTTTAAGTAATTCACTTAGTTCTTCCTTCATAGTTGAAGCAAGTATACCTTTTGCATTTGTTTTTACTGCCTCTTCAAGATTTTGAACTTGAAGCAACGCTTGTTCTAAAATTGATTTTTCTGTCATTTGTGAATTTTATTTTTATATAAATACTTTGATTTTATAAAAAAATTTGCTTTTTTATATTAGAATCAATAAAAAATATTATTTTGATAGAAATGTGTCTAACTTTCCCATTAATCTCTTCATTCTATCATCAACTATTGGTTTTTCATCAATAGATTCTTGATACCTTTCCCTGTCATTTAGATCTTTAAAAACATATGCACCTGGTGTTGATGGTGACGACACTAAATCAAAACAAACAAGTTCAAAATCTTCTTGTACAATATTTTGACCTTTAATATTTTTTAAGGAACCAACACCTCTTGAGGAGATACCTAAAGTTGCACCATTCATAATTAACATTGCTGCCTGATCACCTTTAGTACTTACTATACCCATTTTTTTCCAACCAGGAGATGTAAATAATTTAATTTTACCCATTAATACTTTACCCTCCCACCATGTCTCAAGAATTGAATGTGATACTCTATCTAAATCTATAAGAGAAGAAGATGGGTGATTTAATTCATTTAATGCCCCACCTTTTTTAATAATTGATTGGTATTTTTCGTTTTCTCTTTTTAATATATTTTCAGGATATATTCTACCATTTTTATTTGGGGTATCAAATTTTTGTAAAACAGCATAAAGGATAAGGTCTTGAGAGAAGTCCATATCCTTCATTTCTGAAATTATTCTTTTATTTTCTTCCGGTGAAATATGTCCGGCATCGTATTCAATTAAAATACCATGTCCGATTTCTTTGGGTCCTAAAATCTTCATTTATAGTTTTTATACTATAAATACATCGATATTGTAGTTATTTTTTCGTTTTGTAAAAATTGAAAAGATTTTTATTATCTAAACAATCATCAATAATTTTAATTATTATGTTGTTTATATTTTTTTTAGTATCTTTTGATCTAATATCGAATTGATTATTTACGAATAATGTTATCTCTAAATTCATAAAAGATCTTTTTTCTTTTTTGATACCTTTAGTTCTAATATCCAAATCAACTATTGATTGTTTTTTAAATTTCGTGTCATTTAATTCGTATAATAGATTTTTTATTTCTCTTCTTGTTTTAACTATTATACTATCAAAATTTTCATCTAAATTTGTGGGTTGTAACCAAGAATTTAATTTTAAATAAACTGTTTTTAGGTTTTTAAAATCAACAGTACCATAACCAATTTTTATATCACTGTGATTACCTAATGGAATAAATTTTCCTGTTTTCATTATTTTTTTACATATTAAAAATATTTTATGGTGTAAAGAAAATATAAATAAAATTATCCACAATTACAAATTTTTTAAAAAAAATAAAATACTTATATTCTATATGATAATAATTGATGTAAATAAAGAAAAAAATTTAGAGAGCGGACTAAAAATATTAAAAAGTAAATTACAGAAAACTAAATTAGTCCAAGAACTTAGAAATAGAAAAGAATACACTAAACCTTCCGTGGATAAAAGAAATAGGAAATTAAAAACAATATATACTAATAAAATAAAAAATGGTCTTGATTAAAGACCATTTTTTAATTCTTTAAGTTTATAATAACTATGTTTTGAATTTTTCATTCCCCTCACTTCTTTTTTCACATCATTTAATTTAGTTATTAATTCTAAATTATTTCCCGATTCGGAAATAATTGAATCTATTTTAAAAAATATATTTTCTTTTAAATCTTTAACTTTTATTTTTAATTCATCTTCTTTTATCATCATAATTTCTTTAAACTCTTTTTGTTCACTTTCACTTAATGAACTTTGAAAAGTGTTATTAAAATTATTAGACAATACCGCAAACAACATATTTTCATTAACTATTTTTGGCGAATTAACATCTTCTTGTTTTTCTTTTTTCCTCAATAGATGATTCGTCAAATTTTTTTTTGCTAATATTTTTTTATCTAAATTTAATAAATTGTCTTCCTCAGATAGTAAATCCAATATTTTGTAAATTTCATTTTCATTTATTTGAATATTATCATCTATACTATTTTCTAATTCATCCATAATTCCCTCCAAATCTTTGTTTTTATCTTTTAACAAAGATGAAAGCTCTTCAACATATTTTTTCGCCGTTTCTTCATCTTCTATGTTTTTATTTTCAATGTCTTCATATAGAAGATATAGATCTTTTATGTCTTTATTTTTGGTTATTAAACCTAAAATATTTTTTATCTTTTTATTATCTTTTTTTAGATAAGACATAGCTAAATTTTCTAAAATACTAGTCTTTATTTTTCCAAAATTTATCATTTTTTAATCGTTTAAAATATCTTTTATTTTATTTTCTATTTCATAAATATTACGTTGAGCCTTATTAAAATTAAATAAATCATTTAATTCCATTTTTTCATCACCCAACATACTTAAAATTTTACTTTTTTTACTATCATTTACACTTTCACTCAAAGGTGGTGCCGATGGTTCAGAACCTGCACTAGATGTTGTAGAAGATCCTCCACCCATTCCACCTGTCATTCCACCACCCATTCCACCTCCAGGCTGTTCTGTAGATCCACCACCTGCACCTTCTAATTTCTTCCTTTCTTCTTCAGGTATACCATATTTCTTATCAACTTCATCAAATACCCCTGAACGTTTAATAATATTTTGTGTATTAGTCAATTCAAATCCAATTGCTCTTTCAAGTCGTTGTTGTTCTAAGTCAAGAACAACTTCACTATCACTAAAACCTAATATAGTCTTTTTAGCCCAAGTGTGTGAAACAGGTAAAATACCTATTTGAGATTGATCAGATGTTGCGTCTTTATATAATGTTATTTTTTCTTTCCATTGTTCTATCTTTAATAATTCTGATTGTGAAGATGGATTAGTCAATGATAATTCAAAATTATCCAAATCATCTTCCATTCCTAAAATATATAAATGTATTAGAGCTATTTTATTTAATTCTTGAATTAATGATTTTTGTATTCTATTGATTGTTCTAGCAAAACGAATATCCATTAACGCCAAATTTTTACCGTCACCAACAACTTCCTCAAAACCTAAAAATGCTTTTGGTATCCTTAATGCTGCCAACATTTTCTTTTGAATATATTCAATATCGGCAATCTCACCTAAATTTTGAGCACCTGCCAAAGTTTCAATCGGCATTGCCGCTGAAGGATCACGAACAGGTATAAAATAATCTTGATCAACCGCCATTTGATTGTATCTCATATCAACTTGACCATTTTTTGGATCTGCAACACCTTGTCTTTTAAATTTATTGGCAACTCTTTGTACATATGCTTCAATATCCTTATCGTCCATATTACCAACAAAAATTTTAAAAACACGTCTTTCAGGTGCTCTTGTTGTTCTATAAATTAACATCGCATCTTCAGCCAATAAAAGTTGTTTCCATATTCTTCTTATTTTATCTAACATTGATGTACCATATGGTAATTTTCTATCATCACCCAACAACCTAAAGTGAGCAATTTCCCAAGATTGAAATTCTAAATCTTTATTTTTCCATTGAAATCTCAATTCTCTAGTTGGTATCTTAATATCTTTTTGATTTGGTGTTTTTGATGCCGCACCTTCAATTCTCTCAATTTCAATATTAGGTAATTGTTGACAACCAAGAACTCCTTTTTTTTCATCTATTTTTAAATAAACAAAATCATCACCATATTTACAAACACCTCTTGTCCACATTTGTAAATTTGTTGATATATCTAATTTATTGTTAAAAAGATCTTCAAGTATTGATTTTACCCTATCTGATTCAGAATATATTGTTAATATTTCACCTTTTTCAGATGGTGTTGTTGCTTCTTCAGCGTAAATGTCAAGAGCCGCTGATATTTCTGGTGTAAATTCCATAGATTCATAATCATAATATGCCGCTAATCTATTTGGTTCATAATAAACAGATTGGTTGTATAATGATTGATCTAATTTAGCCCATTTATCCGCAATATATTGACTTTGTTGTGATTGCAACAAAGCGTTTTCATATTCTTCTTTACTGTTCGTTTTTAATAATTCATCTTTAGAAAAATTAAACGATGGATTTGTTTGTTTAGGTGGTTCTTGACCAACAAATCCAAACATTTTAGTTAATTTCTGAAAAACTGTTAAATTACTATCTGCCATAATTTATAAATACTTTTGTATAAAAATATATTTTTTTTTAGTGATATTAAAGGTTATTTTCTTTTATTAAATAACCAAGAATATTCTTTATATGCGTCTTTTGGTAAATTACTATTGTTGTCCATATGATAAAAATTATCATCAATTGCTAGAGAACCTATTGGGTCTAAAGATGTTCCATAAGAATAGAATGTTTTCTTCACTTCATATGTTCTTTCAGATGAAACCCAAGATTCCAACATTGCTTTATTAACAGAATCCGCTCTTTGTAATTGATTGAAACAAATTTCACCAGCATATAACGCCATAGACAAACTCATAATTGAATCATCATGTGAACCTTTCATATGATCTGGTCTACCGTTTATATAAACAAATGTGTTTAATTCGTTTAACAATCTATTTGATCTAACTATAAAACCTTTTCTTAATTGTTCTTCAAATGATGCGACAATCTGAGTTCTTTTATTGTTGAAATTAATACCTGGGATTTTTTCCATTGCTTTTTTATTATATTCCCAAATATTTTGTGTATTAATACCGTCGATATAAATGTTTTTATAGTTTAATTCTTGTAATTTTCTTGATGTGGCGACTCCCATACCACCGGTTATATCGACAACCACAAAGGCATTACCATAAAGAATACCCCATTTATAAACTACTGACGCTAAATCATCTGGAGGTATTTTACCTATATATTCCATTACTTGTTCTCTATCATCAAAATCAATAACATTGATTGAAGAAAAATCTTCACTATCACCTCTACTAACGTCCACACCCATAATATATCTATGTCCTTCTATTGGTTCTTTCCACTGCCAAAGAGTACCCTGCATGTATTTTTCATTAGGTTGTCTAATCATGTTCTTCGCAATACTCTCTTGAACATCGTTAGGAATCACACCATCACCTGAACCTAAAAAGTCACATTCTAATTCCTGTGCTATTTTACGTTTATCATATTTGAATTTCTTTGACATTCCTTCAAACCAAGAAGAAAATGGTTTGTACCCCTGTTCTTCATATTCTTGATATTTTTCAATATCAAAATCATACATAACAACTTCATCGTCGTCATATTGTTCTCTATTTAACATATAATGAACAATGTCACTACATTTAACCCAACGTAAATCTTTTGTATATCTTGGATCCTTGAACCATCTTAAATCGGTAATGTGAAAATCATTTATTCCACGTAATGATTGGTCATATACACCATAATAAATCGGATCGTAACCATTTGGTGTTGAAATAAGAATAATCTTACCACCCGTAGATAATGACGCCATTGATGCCGCCCAAAAATCTTCACCCGCCTCAATATATGCCGCCTCATCAAACACAAGTATCGTAGGTGTGTAACCACGTAACGCATCGGCAGATGTTGCAACTGCTTTAACCTCACATCCATTATTTAATCTAAATCTACTTTCTGAGTTTTTATCGGGATGGAACCCCACATTAATCCATTCTGGCCATTGATCTAAAAAGTGTCTAACTTTATTGGCCATTTCAATTGCGGTGTCTCTTTTGTTAGCAATAATCAAAACTCTTTCAGGATTTTCAGGTTTTGCGGTTTGAAGTTTTTTTGATATCCAAGCGGCAGTTACTGTTGAAACACCCGCCTGTCTATATTTTCTTGTAATATTTTCATTATAAGTTTCGTAATCCTTAATCAATTGAACTTGATCAGGAAACAATTCTAATGGTACAAACTTTTTTTGAGTATTATCATAAGTCGTCAAATATGTTTTTAATGCATATGGGGCGTCTTTTATGATCTTAGCGTACTCTTTTAATTGTTCTATTTTTGAATTCATCTTATATATAAATATTAAAAAAGGGAGGTAAAACCTCCCTTTATATTAATTAAGTCTTATACCCATTTGTGATAAGAAATCACTTATATCATCATCAGTCGAGTCATCATTACCGTGTTTTTTCATAAATTCATCCATTTCTTTTCTAAAATATGATGTTGATTTTGTAACTTCATCACCTTTTAATTTACCTGAAATATCATAAAACATTGCACCCAACAATCGCTTACCATCTTCGGTTTCTCCCATTATTTCTTTAAATAAAAGTAAAAATTCTTTTCTCTCTAAATTTAGAATATTAACGTAGATATATGTTTGAAGTCTTTTTTCAAAAAATCTTTTTCTTACATTATTTTCTAAAGATCTAGGAAATTGTTTAATTAATTTTCTCCAAATTGCGGGACCTAATCTAATATCCCATATTTCATGAATAACTTGATCCTCTAACTCTCTTGCTGATTTATATAGTTCGATATCTCTACCACTTTTAAAACTACTTGATTTAGGGATTGCCAAATATTCCATAATTCCTTTAACAGCCTCATGTATTAAAAATGGAAAAACAACCGCCTCAGCATGTATTGTTGGTGGATTTGTAGATGTATCAACTCTTGTTTTACCCGCAGCACCTTTACCTGAACTACTTGCTGATGATAACATACTTTCATCATATTGCCAATATCCTAACATCATTGTTGAAACAAGAAAACCATATTTTTCTACAACATTTGGTACACCAATAACTTTTGTTACAATATTTTCAAATTTTTTAAAGGCGTATGTGGCATCAATTGATGATCCTTGAGTTAAGGCATTTGCCAAACGTCTTTTCGCCCTTTCTAAATCTAAATCACCATCATTAAAATCATTTGTTAATTCTTCTTCTTTTTGTTCTAATTCTTGTTTATTCTTTGGTTTTTGAAAACTTGATCCTTCTCTTTTAAATTTAAAATCAAATTGTACTTTTAACATTGGTTTACCTTCTTGATCTAAAACTGGTTCACCATTTCTATTTCTCTTTATTAATTCAGGAAACATATTTACCATCATTCTTTCACACAATTTAATTAACGTCCCCTCTTTTCCTGTTTCGGCCCTAATAAGTTCAGACAACATACCAAAAGCCCTCATAGATAATTGACCATATGTTTCAGATGTACCAACACCAATATCACTAACACCAGTAAATTCAGATAATTTATTTAACGCATTTTTATATTGATCGCTCGCTAATAATTCTTCATAATTTGAATATCCTTCTCCTGTATCTGGAAAATCAACTTTTTTAAATGATGTATCTCTTGTTGAAAGACTTCTTTCTACACTTGGGTCAGGTCTACTTGGACCATCGAATTGCATATCTTCATTTGTTTGATACTTATTAATCTTTTTTTTATTTGACATTTTATATTTTTTTTTATAATCCTAAAATATTATAACTTTTTAAAAAATCAGGTAAATCATCACCTCTTTTTTTCATTTTTGGTTGAGGGTCACCTACAGGACCTGGTTCATCAAATGGGTCACTAAATGGATCGTCGTCAGGTTCTACACGTGGATCATCAACATCAGGTAAAACTTCAGGTTCTGCGATACCAGGTTGAGGTTGTTCATGTAATTTTATTTTAATAATTTCCATTATTTCATTTTTTGTTGTTACCGGATGATAATTATTTTCTACCAATTTTTCAACCCAATTTTTTGTTTCACTATGTTCTTTTAATTTTTTTAATGTCATGGCCAATCTAGCTCTTTGACCTAATTTACCACCTTTTTTAGATGCTGATTTTAATTTTTCGGCAGGTATTTTTTCATCTTTTTTAACACCAAGAGCCTTTTTCAAAGATCCTTTTTTAGATGGGTCAATTGCTTTTTGAATCCATTTTTCAGATTCTTTAACTTCGGATTTTTTACCTTTTCTTAACAATTCAAAATCTTGTTTGTCGATTTTTTTGTTTTTATTTTTATCTAAAGCGGATAATTGTTTTTCTGTTGGTTTTTTCTTTTCTTCTTTCATTTCGGATTCCTTTTTAACCGCAGTTATAGTTTTATCAGTCGGATTTTGACTAATTGTGTAACCCTTCGGACTTCCTGGTAAATCACCGATGCCATCAATTCTCCAAGATTGTTTTGCTGGTAGTGGTATTGCCGCTTCACCTAACATTCTTTCACATAGATCTTTGAGTTGTCTATCATTAAAATTAACCAATGTTTTCGTGGTAAGACCTTCTTTTACAAGTCTTTTTACCATATCACTTCTTGTCATATTGTTTTAAATTTAATTTCTTCATTTATTAATTGATAACCTCTTTCTTTTAATTTTTTAGTTACACTATCTAAATTTTCACCAAATTTAAATGTTAATCTGTTATTATCGGTATCTGGATTAAATTTTTCCCAAGCCAAGGAAATTACACCGTCAACAGCATCAATAACTCCGAAATAATCGGAGTTTTGAACAAGATCTAATTCTATATCACTATTTTTTAATAAACCAATCAAATCAATATATTCAACATCTGGTGATTTAGAATTAGTGGAAATTGAGGCTGGAATTACAAACCACTCATCATTATCAAGCTCAGTAGATTTACTAAAAATAAATTCATACTGTTTTTGACCTTTGTAATCTTCACCAATTTCATTAACATATATTAGTAACATTTTTATTCAAAATATTTACGTAATGTTTCACCAATTCTTTTATTTATTTCATCTTGCAT